TAGTAATTGATAATAGTTTAATAGGGCAAATGGCCAGCCAAGTTTTATCAAATCAAAATGTAATTTCTGTTCAAACACCAGAAACACCGAACTCATATCCACACCATCCAGGCCTTTTAACTATACAAGATGGATCTAAAGAACATCCTATTTGGATTGATTCTTGGAGAGATAGTTATAAGAATCAAGCGGGTTGGTTGTGGGAATTATTAAATAACAATTGGGATAGAGCATATCACATAGAATACGGTTTTGGTTTAACAAAAGAAATCCACAAGTATAAACATAATAAAAGTAAAAAGAGTTTTATTGGTTATCATTATGCTAAGGGTATGCAAGACTTAGAATATGATGGTGGAACACCTATGCTTGAAGTTTCTCAGTTTAATCAAGAAGTAGAAAAATTTGCTAACAATCAAACAAAGCCTTATATTCTTATGCATTTGGGAACTGATTTAAATGCTAATGATTATATGTCACCAATAAATTATCGTTTTCACAAGGTATGGTCTCTGCAACGATGGGCAGAAATGGTTCAGAAACTAAAACACAAATATAATTTTGTTCAAGTTTATGCTGGTGAATATAATCCAGAAATACCAGATGTTTTAAGTATAAAAGTAGATAGTATCAATCCTGTATTGCAATTATTACAACATCAAAGATGTAAAATGTTTATTGGCATAGATAACTATCTACCTCACTTAGCTGCAAGTATTAAAAAGCCAGGCGTTGTAATGTGGGGAAGTGTATCACCTAATGTATGGGGGTGGTCAGCAGAATATCACAAATGTCCTCACTACCATATTTGGAATCCAAGTTCTTGTGATATTGCTCCTTGTTGGCGACCAAATATGTTTGATGTTCAACCTACTGGCCAGCAATATGTTTGCGATAGAGATTATAAGTGTATGAAGTCAATAAATGTAGATGATGTTGTTAAAGCAGTTAGAACAGTAGAAGAGAAATGGGTAGGTCAAAAGAAAGAGAATGAAATTATATTATGATGGATTTACCTAAGACACTTTATGTTATTTTAACTCATAATGAAAAACATATGTCTACAGATTATTTTGAAAACTTGATGTATTATCAAGAACAAGATAATTTTGATCTGGTTTTATTAGACAACGGTAGCAAGAAAGAAAATAAAAGCATAAGAACAACTCATGCCTTTAAAAATAATGTTTATTTTAATGGTGCAATTCAATGGGCATGGAAGAAGATGCTAAATAATCCTCAATATGAGTATTTAGTTTTTTCTAATAATGATATTATATTACATGGCTATAAGTTTGTAAGAACAATGGTTGAACAAATGATAAAGGGTGATTTTGCTATGATGTCACCCTCATTAATAGAGTTTACTTTAGGTCAAAACTATTGGCCAGCTATGCATTGTTGGTATAAAGAAGAACCGAGAGTAACAGGATGGATTGATTTTACTTGTCCTTTTATACATCGTAAAGTAGTAGAAGCTATTGAATGGCCTAAATGGTGGAGAGCACCTAGTTACGGTTTTGATGACTATGCGGCTATTGTTTGTCATAGAAATAAATGGAAGGTAGGAGTTAGCGATATAGTTTCTGTTTTTCACTATGGACAACACAGTTATAGAAATGGACTATCTGATTTAGATCCTATGAATATGACATATACACATAGAACTAATTTTGATTGGAATTTTTCTAAGATGGGTTTAGAAGAAGAACAAAGAGATTTAGACAGACGTAAAGCAACATATGGAAGAAATAATTCATTAAAAATGGGACGTTTGCCTTCTACACCAGAAGAAGGTTATTATGATCCACATGGTAAGAAATTTTGGTTTAGAAACAAAGAAGAAGAAGAAACTTTTATAAAAAGATGGGGACGATAATGAATATACTTGGTTTAAATTGTGGTTATAATGGAAGTGCATGTGTTGTTGTTAATGGTCAAATAAAAAGTTATTTTAAGACAGGCAACAATATGGAAAGAGGTGTTAATAAGTTAGTTATAAAAAAAGCTTTGGATGAAGCAGGTTTAAAGTTAAAAAACATTGATATGGCAGCAGTTGTAAATTGGTATTCTGATCGTATGCCAGATGGAACAGAGTGTTGGGACAAGAATGAAGAAGGTTTTTCTATTACAAAAGAAAATGGTATAGAGTTTTCTTTACAGGATTATTATGATTTTTATCAAAATCCTTCTCAAGTAGCAATTGGTACTTTTACTTTAAATATAGATACTCAAACTGTTCCTTGTATGGTTGTTGATCATTTATTTGCTCATTGTGCTTATTCCTATCTAACATCACCTTTTGATAATTGTATGGCTGTATGTATTGATCCTCAAGATGGCTATGCAGCTTCAAATGCAATATATTGGATGCAAGATGTTGATAAGTCATTTAAGTTGTGTAGAAGAGATCAACAGTTTGCTCCAATTAACACCTATACAAGTTTCACAGACTTTTTAGGAATGTGGCCAGCAGTTGAAAACTTCAATGCATTAGAAGAATTGGCTGGAGATCAAAGAGATGAATCAGTAAAACATTGGGCGTGGCCTCATAATATTCAAATGGGTAATATTTTTCATGGTGATCAATGGATGGGACTACTTTCATACAATAAGATAGAACACATACCACAAGTCAACGGATTCTATCCACCATTATCTGATGAAGGTATTGAACAAGACGGTTGGTTTGACGCCTCAGACGTTTCAACTTTAGATAGGAGGAAAGAGATAGCTACAAGTGTAATGACCGTTGTAGAGGATTCTATAAGGAATTACATTAATGAAATAAAGAAGTTTGGAATTAATGTTGCTATCGGTGGGAAGGTAACAATGTTTAAGAAGTTAGTTGAAGAACTAAAAGATGATAAGACATTTTTTACTAAACCAAATAATGATGACGAGTTAAGTGCAGCAGGTGCATTATTTTTAGCCGATCAATTAATGAAAACAAAAAGAAATGAAATTACAAGTAACACCAAAACAAAAATAACATCAAAGGAGATTTAAAATGGCAATTGAAGATACATTTACAAATATTAACACTCTTCTTACAGAGTTAGCAGAACATCACAACAAGAATATTTCTGGAAATAAGGCAGCAGGCACTAGAGCAAGGAAGACAGCACAACAGATTAAGAATTTGTTGACGCAATATCGTAAAGAAAGTGTAGAGGTTAGTAAGGCATGAGTAGAATATTAGTTATAGGTGACTTATTAGTAGATCAATATGTTTTTTATAAAAAGGAAAGAACAGATCCAGCAAATGATAAAGTGCCTGTAATTAGTGTTATTAATAGTGTTGGTTATCCAGGCGGCGCTGGCAATTTAGTTAGAACCATTAAGGGTTTAGGAAAAGAAGATGTTGAGTTTTCTTATTTAGAACAAAAACCACCCTTAAAAATACGAAACTATATTGATGGTATTTATACATTTAGGCAAGACATTAATGATAAATATGAACATGATGATGTTTTTATTAAAAAAGTTATAAACTCTATACAACCAAATGATTTTGTTATTATTTCAGACTATCATAAGGGAACTTTTAATTACAAAGATATAGAAAAAATAATTAAAAGATGTAATGAACTAGAGAATGTAAAAACATTTATTGATACTAATTTTGTAGAACCAGAACATAGCAATGCTACTTGGTTAAAAATAAATCTACACACAGCAAGAAAAACATTATCAGAAATTAAATCTGATGCTGCTAAAAAATTATCTGAAAAATATAATTGTAATGCTATTATAACAAGAGGTGAAGAAGGATTTATTGCACATAGTAAAGATGAAGATTTAACATTTTTTTATACAAAAAATAAAAATAAAACCTACATAGATGCTATCGGTGCAGGTGATTCTTTTCTTGCTGGTTTTGTAAAAAGCCTATTTGATGAAAAAAGTTTATTAGATAGTTTGATTATGGCAGATGTGGTTGCTCATTTAAGCACAAAAATATTAGGCACTACAGATGTGGTTTTAAAAGAAAAATCTGATAACTTATTTGACAATATTAAAAAAGAATTTTTTGATAATGAAGAGCAAAGTAAAAGAATCAAATACATCCATTGCACTTTTGATAATGTGCAAGGATGAGTTTATAAAAGTAAAAAATATTATTAAATCTTTACATAGTGTTATAGATGAGGTTGTCATCGTAGTCACGGGTAATAAGAAAGTAAAACAAAGTGGTTCCTATAAGATTATCTATTACCCGTGGCATGATGATTATTCTGCCCCTCTTAATGCTGGTCTTAGAGTCTGTGAATCTGATTGGATTTTTAGAATGGACACAGATGAAGAAATTGATGAAGAGAATATAAAAAAAATATTAAAGGCAGTAAAAATAAAAAACGTTGATGCGTTTGAAGTTAGTCAACGAGGTTATTTACAACCAAATAGAATTGAATTTGGGGTAAAAAAAGTAAAACCTTATAAAGGTTATAACAATGCAGTTGATGACAATTGTATTAGACTATTTAGAAATAATCCACTTATTTTTTTTGAATTTAATACACATGAACATCCTTATAACACTATAAAAAGAGCGAGGTTAAGATATGTAAAAACTAATATTGTTATACATCATTGGGGCAAATTAAATATGTATAAAAAAGCCCCATATTATTATAAGATAGCAAAAGATAGATTACGTAGATATCCAGAAGATATTCAAAGTTATTATTATCTCGGTGTATCTGCTGAATTTATTGGAAAAATAGAAATAGCTTATCAAGCTATGAAAAAAGGTTATGAAAAGTTTGGAACTTTAAATTATAAAAATGCTTTTGAATTTTTAAAAGAAAAAAGGAGAATTTACGATGGCAGAAGAAAAGTCAGTTAGTTTAGGCACACTTATTCAGCAACAGGAAAATTTGGCTCAGGCAGTTTCAACACTAACTGCACAACGGACACAGTTAGAAGAACAGCTTAATCTTGTTCGTTCGCAGTTGGCAACTAATAATGGGGCGTTACAGTATGCTAATGCTCTTATTCAATCACTTACAGGTGAAAGTGATGAAGATCCAACAGATGTTGTTGCAAGTGCTCCAACGATCATTGAGGATGCCGAAACAGAATTGGATGAGGCTACCGAGGAAGTTACTCTGTAAAAAATAAAATTCTCCGTCTATAAATGTTATTTCAAAAAAATAGGGTTATATTTATTTTAGGAGTTTTATAGGTTCTTTTGTAATTGTTTAAGTTTAACTCTACTTCTTTGAACAAAAAACTATGTATATCTTCTTTTTTTTAGACTACGTGTCAAAAGATTTATACAATTTAATAAAACATTTATAGACGGAGAAAATAGATGGCCGAAGTATTCGTTTCGCCTGGTGTCTATACTCAAGAGCTAGATGATAGTTTTACGCCTGCTGGTGCTGGTACAATTGGTGCTGCACTTATTGGACGTACTGCTTCTGGTCCAGCTTTTAGACCAATACAGGTAGATAATTTTAGTGAATTTAGAAGTACATTTGGTGGAACTGATCCATCAAGATATATGCCCTACGCAGCAAAATCCTACCTTAAAAATGGTTCACCCTTAACAGTTGTAAGAGTTTTAGGAAAAAATACGGTCAATACCGGCCAAACGGCTGTAATTGCCTTTCCAAGCGGAACCCAAACTATACAATCAATTAGTGCCGGTTCTGTTGCTCATGCTGTAATTAAAAGACGTAGTGATACACTACCTTCAGACTCTTCTGTACAGCTTAGTGGAACCTATAATAACTTTTCTTTATCAGCAGGTGACACAGTAATAACTGGTCTTTCAATGGTTGAAGGTTCTGGAAACTATATTAAGAAAGTTTTAGGAACAGATCCCGTTAGATCAAAGTCTGGTGAAAAATTTTCAGATTTTTACGTTGATGCTGTATTTGATTATACAGTTGGAACAGCATTGGGTACAGTTAGTGGTGATGCTGAAACGCCTGGCTTAAACAGATATACAGAAATTCAAACAGATATAACTGATGATAAGTCACCTGTGGTAGGTGGTTTTTCTGAAGCATCAACACCTTATATTGTTTCTCAGAACTTTGGTGGAACCGTATATCCATTATTTAAGTTTCATACACTGTCTGATGGTAGTAACATGAACAACAAATATAAGATATCAGTTAGCCAAGTAGATACTGTAAACACAACATATCCTAAGTTTACAATTGTAGTAAGAGATGCTGCCGATACAGATGAAAGTCCTATTATTTTAGAAACTTTTACTGATGTTAATCTAGATCCTAGTAATAAGAATTATATTGCTAGAGTTATCGGTGATCGTAGGGTAAGTTTTGACCTTTCTCAGAGTCCACCAGAAATTCTTTATGATGGCGACTATGTAAATAGATCGGAATATATTAGAGTTGTTATGGGTGATTCTGCTCCTCAATCAGCAAGACCTGCAGGCTTTCAAGGTGTATCTAGTTTATCAATCACAAAAGGTGCCAATGGGCCTGTCGTTGCTCCAGCTTTACCATTAAAATTAAATCAATTGAATTCAGTTAATGCAGTTGATGGTAGAATTTTTATTGGTCCAACTTTTGCATCTACTGGTGTTAATGATAGACTAAAAAGAACAGTTACTTCACCTTCTGGTAGTGTTGTTTCTTCTGATGGTGTATTATTAATGGCAACATCAACCGATTATACTGCCAGTGCTGATTTAACTGGCTATACTTTTGTTGATATGTTGGGTGCTAACTCTTCCAATTATTCAACATCAAACAAAGTAAGATTCAGTGTTCCTATGTTTGGTGGTTGGGATGGTTTTGATCCAAGAAAAGATCAACTAGAGACAGAAATTTCTAGTGGCAATGATACATTGTCAGCTGATTTTAACACTGCTATTCAGATTCTTTCTAATCCAGATGAAGTTGATTTTAATTTAATTGCAATGCCGGGCATACACTCATCTGCTGGTGGTTCACTTACTGATCGTTTGATTGATATGTGTGCTAATCGTGCTGATGCCTTCGCTATTGTTGATATTGCAAATGACAGTTCAACAAGCTCTGGTTTAGGTTTATCAGTTACACAGGCTATAACAGAAGCTGCTAAATATGATTCTAACTATGGTGCTACTTATTATCCTTGGGTTCGTATCAATGATATTGACAGTGATAAATTAGTATGGGTTCCCCCAAGTGTCGCTGTATTCGGTGCATACGCATTTAACGATAGAGTTGCTCAGCCTTGGTTTGCTCCTGCAGGATTTAATCGTGGTGGGTTAGATGATGTATTAGAAGTTAGAAGAAGATTAACACAATCTCAACGTGATGATCTTTATTCTTCAAATGTTAATCCTATTGCAACTTTCCCTGGCCAAGGCATTGTTATCTTTGGTCAAAAGACATTGCAACCAAAACAATCTGTTCTTGACAGAGTTAATGTTCGCCGTATGATGATTGAGGTTAGAAAAACCATTGCTGGTTTCTCAAGACTATTCATCTTTGAACCTAACACTGTTGCTACTAGAGAAAGATTGCTTACACAAGTTAATGATTATCTTAACACTGTTCAAGCTGCTAATGGTATCAATGAATTCAGAGCTGTTCTTGATGATACAACAACAACTCCAGATTTAATTGATAGAAATATGATAAAAGGTAAGATTTTCTTGAAGCCCACAACAGCTGCAGAAATTGTTATCTTTGACTTCACTGTTACACCTAATGGAGCCGCTTTTAACGAATAAAAATATTTTTTGCAAGGTGGAACTCATGTTCCACCTTGTTTATTTTTTTTGTTATTAGTGTATTTATTATAGGATTTTTATTAAAAAATAATGTAGTTTAATTTGGAGAACAAAGATGTCCGAACCATATGAAGTAAATGCTATGTTGGCAGACACATTTGAACCAAAGAGACAGAATAGATTTCTCTTTCAGTTCTTAGATGATGCTCTGCCTGCCTATGTTGCTAAAACAGCATCAAGACCATCTTTTCAACAAGAGTCAATTACTATTGATTATATGAACACGAAAAGATATTTAGCTGGAAAGGCAGAATGGCAAGAAATGACCATTTCTTTACATGACCCAATTGCTCCATCATCTGCTCAACGTGTTATGGAATGGGTTAGATTAGCCCACGAAACAATTTCTGGTCGTGATGGTTATGCCGCTTTTTATAAGAAAAATTTTCAATTAGTAGGCTTAGATCCAGTAGGTGCTCCTGTTGAATTATGGGAAATTAGAGGTGCTTTTATAACCGCAGCAACATTTGGCGATTATGATTATGCTTCTGCTGAACCAATGCAGGTAGAAATTACTGTTAGACCAGATGAGTGTATTTTAAGATACTAATTCTTATTTTAGTTTTATAGAGGTTTTTATAAAAGTTTTTTTGAAAGGTATGTTATATGTCAGAAATTAATGTTGATCTTAAAGAGGATTCTTTGAGTACGGATGAAAAAAATGCTTTTGAAGAGGCTCGTCAACAAATACAGAATAAGCCACCACAACCAAGAGTGGCAGACTTTACATCAAACAATGCAGGTTTCAAAATACCAACAGATTTTGTAAAATTGCCATCTGGTGGTAGAGTATATCCAGTTGGTTCTGCTCTGTATAATTTAAAAGAAGTTGAATTAAGATATCTTACGGCAGCAGATGAAGATATCTTAACATCTCGTTCTTTATTGAGAAACGGTACAGCTTTAGATAAGGTATTAGAAAATTGTTTAATAGATAAGAGAATAAGACCAGATGAATTAATATCTGGAGACAAAAACGCACTTATAACTTTTTTAAGAGTTAATGGTTATGGTCCTAAGTATAAAGTTTCAATGAATTGTCCTCCTTGTACAGAAGAACAGGTATATGAATTTGATTTATCAACTATTCAGATGAAAGAATTAGAAATAGAACCAATAGCTGAAGGTGTAAATAGATTTTCTTTTCAAATGCCTTCTGGTACTGATATTGAGTTTCATTTTCTAAGTTCAAGACAAGAAAAAGATATAAGTGATATACAGGAAAAATTAAAGAAGCGGACAAATTCTCCAATAGATCGCACAGTAACCACTCGTTTAAAAAATATAATCGTTTCTGTTGATGGGAATGAAGATCCTTCTTTTATTAATCAATATGTAGATACTCTTAATGTAATGGACTCACGATCATTGAGAAATTATATTGAAAAGAATGTTCCCGATCTTGATATGAAGGGCGATTTTAGCTGTGTCCACTGCGGCCATAA